TTATTTCATCAAGTTGCGTGACGCTTTCTGGAAACTGGTTTCCAGCTTCAAAATCGCGGAATTGGCGCGGGTTTTCTGATCCGCTTCCCGGGCGTAATGCTCCACCATTGCCAGCGTCCGATGCCCGGTGATCGACATGATTTCGTGGCTGCTGCACCCTGCCTCTGCCAGCTTTGCGGCGGCGGTCTTGCGAAGGCCATGGAAGACGCACCCGGTCAATTCCACATGGTCGTGCATCAGGCGCGAGAAGTAGGATTGAAACGACTTCACGTTGAACGGCCTGCCGCTGGCATTGGTCAAGATGGTCAAGGCGACCTTGGGCCATGCGTCCAGTTCCGCCTTCAAGGCGGCAGGGCAGGGGATGTAAAGCTTCTCGCCGGTCTTCTGCTGCACGATCTTGATGCCGGTTCCGTCATAGTCAGACCATCGCATCGCGATGCAGTCGCCTTCACGCTGGCCGGTCCAGAGCGCCAGGACGATTGCCCGGCTCATGGCTTCCGGCAGTGTCTTCATGGCGAAGGCAATCTCGGCGTCGGTCCAGCGGCGGTGTTCGCTCAACTCCATCGGCTTGATCCGGGTGATGGGATTAAACTCGATGTATTCCCGATCCACGGCGAAATTCATCAACACCCGCCAGCATTGGAGAATGGCGTTAGCAGCGCCCGGACGGTCGGCAAACGTGTCCATCGACATGAGCGCGTGACGGCGCTTGATCTTGGTAATGTCGCTGTCCTGATAGGCTTTCATGATGTTGTACATGTACCTGATGCGCTGGCGTTTGGTTGACTGCGATGCCCGCTGAAAGGCTGTAGACCGCTGGTATTCCCGTATTACAGCGCCGACCGTCCGAACGCCGGTATCGTCGCCGTAGCGGTACTCTTTGATCGTGCCGTCAGCGAGGCGCTTTTTTACGATTTTGGTCATGGAACCTCCGGGCGCATTCATCAGGATCGGTTGACGAGGGTGCGCGTCCGCTGGCGGCAGCGTCAAGGGTAGAGGCGATAGCCTGTTTCACCGTCGCTTCGTCCCACCGCTTCAAGCCGCCGAGAGCGACGGGAGGCGGCAATACGCCTTTCTCAACCAGCCTCATGGCGGTGTTCTTGGACACGTCCAGATAGGCAGCGAGGGAGGTTATTGACATGTAGCTCATGTCACCGCCACACCGCTCTTAAGGCCATGACATTGAGCGAGACGAACGCGGTCAAGAAAATGGCAACCACGGCGCAGCCGTGCAATCCACAAGGTGACGGCGCTGGGGCTGTCTTCGGCGCGGTCCATGTTTCCGCGAGGCATTCCGGTATGGTTCATTTCTTCTTCCTCCGCACCTTGGCCGCTCGCTGTTCCGCAACCACATCATCGCAGTAAATGCGGATCGTTTCCGGGCAACGGCCCATGATCCGGCCAATCTCGGCCAGAGACTTGCCCTCGGATCGAAGCTGGCGGGCCTGTTGCTTACGGGCCTCTAGCTCTGCCGCCTGGATGGGGGAGTAAGGCTTCTTTCCCTGTATCCGTGTCACCCCGGCCAGCGAGCAAGCCCGCCTCACGGTGATGTTGGAGCACTTTTTCAGCTCGGCAATCTGGTTGATGGTCATCTTCTCTTCGGTGTAGAGCCTGACAATTTCATCGGCAGCGAATTGCACCAACGGCTTGGGCGGGGCTTTAGGATTACGGACCCGAGGCTTGCGCCCTTGCGGAGCCTTTTTGAAACTGAGTCCGGTGGCGCGGAGAATCTTCTTCACCCGGTCAACGCTGACGCCATTCATCACCGAAAGCTCTTTCAGCGTGATGCCCGCGTCATATGACCGACGAAACAGGGCATACCGCTCTTGGGCAATGGCCTTGTTCTTCGCGCACTGCCGCTCGCCCTGGGGCGTCTGCAACCGCGCCTTAGCGGCAGCGATAGCGCCTTTCTTGCGGGCCTCTCGGCTGCCTTTCCAGCGGTTGCGGTCTTCCTCTTGCCGATCCGCCATGCCGGTGTTTAACGGCGCTGCGTTGATGGTCGGCAGCAGGTAGACGGTCGGGCATTTGGTGATAGAGCCGCCGTTGGCGATGAAGTCGTTAATCAGAGCATCGAGCATTACATCCCCCATGGTTAAAGCCGTTCCACCAATTCAGCGTCACTATTACGCCCGCGCTGTTGACCTATGCCTCGGCTGCACATGACATTCGGGAATCCGAGGGTCGGCATTGGTGGCCTTCTGGATCTGGCGAAGACCCGTTTCGGAGTGGGGCAACCCAGCATGTTCGTTAGAACGGAATCTCGTCATCCAGATCGGCGGGCGCCTGCTTCGGAGCGGCCTTGGCGGGGGCGGCGTCCTTCGGCTTGATCGACAGGCTGAAGAACTTCTCGTCGTTCTTCTCCTTGACCCAGCCGGACAGCCAATACTCAACGCCATCGACGTTGATGCTGCCGGTGTATGCCGGGTGGCTGTCCTTCTCGCGGCGCTTGTTCTTCCCCAAGGTTCCGCGGTTGGTGTTGTCGTAATCGGCCATCATTTCTTTCCTTCAAGAATGGATTGGACTTCGGCCTCCAACGCGGCGCTATCGACGCCCGGGAGGATGTCGTTGACCACCACCGCCAGGGCGCGGTCAAAGAACTCTCTGAACTGGTGCTGATCCATCGTGGCGAAGCTGATGGACTTGGGCGAAAACACCTCGCCCTTGACGGTGGCAACCACGGCGCAGTGACCGGCGCGGATCTTGATGACATCGGACACGATCTCGGCGCTGTGATCGCCCGGCATGTTGGCGGCGACGATGCGGCACAGTTCCCAATACAGCCGGTGGTGCGCCAGATTGCGCGGCTTCTTGACTTCAGCCGTGACCATGTCGCCAACCTTGTAGCGGGACAGGATCTCGGCTGCGTCCTGATTGGCCGGGCGCAGACCACCGAGGGTTTTGATGAACAGGGCGAACATCAGGCGGCATCCGCGGGAAGCTTGGTTTCGGTGAACGCCTTGAACCAGTTGACCAGTTCGGCATAGGCCAGCGGGCTTTCGCGCTTGATCTCGTCGATGGTCTTCTGCTGGTCCTTCCACATTTGACGGGCATGCAGAACGGATGCGGCGTGAACGGTCACGTCTTCCTTCAGATGGTCGATGAAGGCTTCGTGCTGGGGCGAGAGGTTGGCCTTGATGACGGGGTCGGAACCTTTCGTCGCGCCCTTCGACACCACCACCGGCTTGGCGGCGGGCTTCGGCTTCTCATGCTCGACGCTGTCATGGTCGGCATCATCGCCGGTTTCCAGACCGAGGGCTTTCAGCAGGGCATACTTGACGGCATAGCTGATCGCCTTGCCCGGGCCTTTGTCCTGGCTGTCGATGCCGTACCCCATGCTTGGAACGTCGATGAAGTCGGACGGATCGTCGATGTTGGCGAAGCGAACCTTCATGATGACTTCGGTGCGGTTGCCGTCCTGCGCCGGAACCAGATCGACCGGGTAGTAAACGACACCGTGCTTCACCAGAACCGGACGCACCTTGGCGGTCACGGCGTCATGGCTGACGATGGTGTAGTTCATGCCGTTCTTCTTTTCCTTCTGGACGTAGGTGACTTCCTGCATCGCAGCGTGAAGGCGCTGATGAATGTTGAGCGTGGTCATGTCAGATCTCCCTGACGGTGATGGCGTTGTTGCGGGACCGGGAGGCAGAGACGCCATAGCCAGCGGCAGAGCGGCCATCGTGTGGCAGCAGCTTCTTGAGGCGGGTCTTGGCGTTGTCGTTGGCTTTGGCCGCATCCTTGGTGGCTTGGTAAGTGAAGGCTGCGTCTGCCCAGTCGTTATGGCCGGTCATGTCGTAGATCTTCAGATCGTCGAAGGCGATGGGCGGTGCCAGCAGATGGGCGCAGACGCTGGGAACCCGGCCTGTCTGGACGCAATCCCAAAAGTCGGCCTCGGCATCGACCAGCTTGGCGATGTAGGCGTCGTCGCGCTGGATCTCGTAGTATTCCCAGGTCGTGGTGCCAAAGAAGACGGACAGATAGCAGAGCGGCATCTGCGTCACTTCCATCAGGTGCTGGCACTGCGGATAGTAGGTGGCGATAACCTCGTCACCGTGACCGGCCTTGTACTGATTGACGTGCTTGGCCTCGAACACCGCGGCGACCGTCATGCCGTCCACGTTGCAGCGCATCCACTTGTGGGTGGAATGGACGAACGGCTTGGCGATGGTCTCGACGGCGATGCCGGTTTCGGTCTGGAACCAGTAGCGGTTCAGATCCTCGGAGCATGTCCCCATCTGCACCGGAAGAACGCGGGACAGATCTTCCGGCTCGATCTCGTTACGCTTCTCGCGGAACAGACGCAGGATCTTGTCGGGATCGTCGGAGGCGATGATGTTGGCGTCGGAACCACCGATGCCCTGCGCCCGGGCGGAATGCCAATCGGGCGACTTGTGAATGAGTTTGGCGACAGCGTTCATGGTTACACCACTGAGCAAAGGATTGTGAGGACGGCGGCGGCGATGGCCTCGAGGATGGGACGCATCACTTCACCCCGTGCTGGCGCAGGAAACGCCATGCCAGAGCCTGCTGGCTGTTGGAGGCATCGACCTGTCCGGTGACGATGGCGATGGCGTGGGTGCGCCAGATGGCGATGGTGTGGGCCATGTCAGATCCTCCGCTCGACGGCGGCGGAACCCTTGGCGCACCACAATTCGATACCGGCTTGGTCGAGGAGATAGGACTGCTCGTCGTCCACCCATTCCTCGCACTTGATCCAAAGCTGGGTGTGCGGCTGGACGATTTCGCCGTCAGCGATGGCGCCGATGAAGTACGCCTCGCCGTCTTCGACCGCGATTTCCATGAGAACGTCGGTGTCGTAATCGTCTTCGCATCCGATGCTGCCGACTTCGACGGTGAACTCTCGGGTGATGTTGAGGGTGATGGTCATGTCACATCCCCAATTCGCGCTGGACGCGGACGAACAAGTCGTCGGCGCGGTGAGAGAGGCAGTCAAAGCCTTGGTCGCAGGCCATGTTCCCGGCGTCTTCGATGAAGATCAGGAGGTCGCGCATCAGGGCGGTGTGACGGGTGGGAAGGCCGGACGCTAATGCTGCCTGTACGGCTGCCAGTTCGGCGGAAATCTGAAGTGCCATTGTCTTGCTCCCATCGGTTGGGTCAACCTCTGGGGATTAGAATGGGGGATCTCCCATTCTGCGTCAACAGAAAACCCATCCGATGGGAAAATTTCTTTTCCTCAAACAAAAAACCCGCCGGTTAGGGCGGGGCTGACGGTGGGGATGGGCTGGTCGTGCTTGAGTTTATCTTTCGAGGTTCCTAGCCGAGAATAGGCGGATCTGGCGAGATACGTCTGATATCGAATCATGCGACAATGTTTCGTATTTGAATATCTCACGCGACTTGAAGCATGCTAATTGAACAGAAATTGGTCCGAACCCTGTTTTCAGTCCAATTATAGCGTCTGCATGGTTATAGTTTTTGCAGACTCGAACGAACACGGTTCCCTCTATTGGGTCAGTTGTTATTTTTAACTCGTCATATCCAGACATGAAAAATTCAGCCGAAACAGATCGTTTGATCGCTCCAATTACAGGTCTGTTTCTAATGTATTTTTTTATCCCTGCCCTGAGATCGGGATGCGCCCATAGGACTATGGCGGCTGTTCCCGCCACCATCGCTACGCCGAAGACTGTAGACTCAAGTGACACTGAGATTGTCTCCTAAGCCTTAGTTTGGGGGCTAGTAGGGCATGCCTAGCCGGATCGCCATAGCATGCTTGGACACTTTGAAGTGCCGGGCCAGATCCTCAAGCGATGTCAGGCCGGATTCAAATGCGGCGGTCACGTCATCATCTGGCATCAGAATGTCGGCGGCAGTCTTGTTGGCTTGCCGCTCGAGCGGGTTCTGCAATCCGTCACGCATCAGTTCGTCATCGACAATGCCATCACCGATCCGGTCGCGGTGGTGGATGAAGTGAGCAATCTCATGCGCCAGGGTGAAACGCTGCCGCACGGTCGGATGAAGCGCATTAATCGTGACGATGAAGTCGCCCAAAACATTGCGAATGGACCCGGCAAATCCCGTATCTCTATCTTCATACACGATCCGCATGCCCAAGCGGCGACAGATCTCGTCTAACTTGACGGGCATACCCATGCGCCGGACCTGTTCGATAACAGCCTGACAATGGTCTTCATGGTCTTCGGCATCATATTCGTCAGCATCTGCCGCTATTGACTGCATGATTGACGGGGCTGGGTCATTCTCCTCTTGAAGCAGCTTCTTCAGAGCCACAACGGAGTCATAGCGTGGGTTCTTAACCCGTCCCTTAATGATGTCGCGCACGGCAGTCTCGCCCAGCCCGGCGCGGAGGCTGGCATTCTTCCAGTCCATGTCGAGATCTGCGCAGCGGCGTTCAAGCCATTTTGGGAAGTCTTCCATGGGAGACAGTGTAGGACATTCCCCACAATCCCCGCAACACCCACTTGTGGATAAATCACTGAGTGAATTTACCCATTGACCGCATGGGTTTTCCCCCATTACGATGGGGATTATGCATACAAGCCATACCATCCTTGGTGTCATCACCGATTATCTGACCGCAACTGGGATCTCAAAGACCCGGTTCGGCAAGATGGTGGTGAACGACCAAAAGCTAGTGTTCGAGCTGGAAGAAGGTCGTGACCTTCGCTTGGGCACGGTCCACCGCATCCTGTCGTTCATCGACGCCAACCCTCCAGCCCAAGAAATTCAGCCGTAAGCGCACGGCTGTTTCCGCTCGTCCATTAGGGGGCGGTCATCCTGTAAGAAAGGAATGACAAATGGTTAAAGTTTCTGTTCTGCCGCAACGCGGACACTATGAAGTGCTTGGTATCGAGGCTCTCAACGCCATGCTTGCATCGCCACCTATTGCATCTCGCGTGATGACCATTACGCCGGACATGGCGAAGTACATCCTCGAAACTCATAATCTTCATAATCGGCCCAAGAAGCCCGCGAAGATTTCAGAATACGCCACCGATATGCACTCAGGATCATGGGGTCTGACGGGTGACACAATTAAGTTCTCCGATCTGCGCCTGCTGCGCGATGGTCAGAACCGTTTGCTGGCGTGCCTGAAGTCAGGCGACCCGTTCACCACCCATATCGTCTTTGGCATTGAGGATAAGCTGTTCCATAAGATGGATATCGGGAAGGTCCGCACCGGATCTGATTGCCTTGCCATCGTCGGAGTCAAGAACTCGACTTTGATCGCGGCCTCTATTCGGTGGTGCTTGCTTCTGGAAAATGACCGGGTCAAGACCCGCGACGTTTACACGAATGAGTCCATCCTTCGTGCTTGGGAAACCATCTATAGCAAGCCAATCGACGGAGTGTTTTTAGCTAACAGCGCCAAGTGGGGTGCTGCCAGCAATAAGGCTGGCCTGTGCGGATCTGCGATAGCGACGGCTCTGCACTTTATGTTCTCACGGAAGAACCAGAAGAAAGCGGATGCTTTTTTTGAAGGGTTCGCCAAGGCGCTCAATATCTCCAAGGAAAGCGACCCGCGTAATCGCATTCGCCAGAAGATTGCAATGGCGAAGGACTCATCTGGAACGCGGTTGAGCGAGGTCAGTTATGCGGCCTGGATCATCTTGGCCTGGAACGCATTCCAGGCTGGCCGGTCTATCACAGCGAGCGGTCCTAAGTGGGAAGTCTCCGAGATGTTCCCCGTCATCCATGGCTAGCAGGAATGGGGGCGAAAGCCCCCTTTCCACCAGATCTCATTTCGCGAGGCATCAATGTATAAGCCGCATCCTTACGCCCAAATATTCCCGTTGATGTCGAAGGAGGATTTCTCCCGTCTTGTCGATGACATTCGTGCCAACGGCCTGCGAGATCCGATCACCGTCACTTCGGACGGGTTCATTCTAGATGGACTGAATCGCTACGCTGCTTGCACCAATAGCACAGTAGAGCCGAGGTTCGAGATCTATGACGGACAGCAAGATGGAATGTTGGCATTCGTCCTGTCCAAGAACCTCGCCCGGCGCCACCTGACCGAGTCCCAGCGTGCGGCTGTAGCGGCCAAGTTGGCGAACCTTGAACATGGGGACAACCAGCATACGAAAGAGGAGCCGCAAATTTGCGGAACCTCACAGGCAGATGCCGCCGCCATGCTCAATGTGTCAGAGCGCAGCGTTAACGCCGCCAAGAAGGTACAGAAGGCCGACCCGGCGCTATTCGCCAAGGTCGAGAGCGGAGACATTGCCGTCAGTCGCGCCGAGAAGATGGTCCGCGTTCATAATATCATCGAGGAAAAGGCACCGCTTGATGAAGACGATGTGAACACCATCCAGTTCAACGCCTTGATGAATGCTTGGAACAAGGCTGGCATCGAAGCCCGTCGCCGGTTCATGGATGCCATCGACACGCCAGTATTCGACAAGACGAGGGCGGCATCATGAGCAATCGAGATCCCAAGACCGGGCGCTTCAAGCGTGATGACGCGCCGATCCTGTTCGAGGATGTCCCCCAGCATTGGATCGACGATGACGAACCGGAGCGTCGTGCGCTCTATGTTGTCATCGCCATCATTCTCGGCCTGATCGTTCTGTATCAGGTGCTGTGATGCTGAAGCTTCGCCCGGAACTTGCGGCATCGACGGCGGCTCGGAAGGCTAGGTCCAAGGGTTCGCCCGAGGACCGGCTTCACCGTGCTGTGGCGTCCTATCTCAGCCTCGCCCTGCATGATGACGAGTGCCTGTGGTGGCATTGTCCCAACGGGGAATACCGCTCGCCCAAGACCGCGGCGAAGCTGAAGGCGTTCGGCGTCCGTCCTGGCGTTCCTGACATCTGCCTGATCCTGCCGGGCGGCACCGCTGGTTTCATCGAATTGAAGGCAGAGAAGGGCGTGCTGTCTCCCACACAGAAGGCATTCAGCCTTCGCTCAAATTCAATTGGCGCCAAGTGGGCCGTCTGCCGGTCGCTGGAAGAAGTCGCCATCACGCTGAACAACTGGGGCGTCCCACTTCACGCCACCCTATTCAACAATCAGATCTGCAAGAGGCTAGCATGAAGATCTTCGGATTTATCAGCTTGGCTAATCGTCGCCGTCAACAGGTAACGCCGTTACCGGCTCCGGTCGAATGCCCGCCCACCCAGGCTGTCAACAAGCGGCGCTCTGGTAACTACGTCACCGTCCATCGTCTGCTGTTGGCCGAAACTGGCATGGATCTTCCTGCCGTCAAGAAGATGGTGGGTGTCCAATGAGCATACGCATCAAAGATTGGGCCAAGTTCCAGCACTTCAAGGACCGTCGCCCGCCTTGGATTAAATTGTACCGCGACATTCTCGACGATCCCGAGTGGTTTGCGCTCGATCCCGAGGCGTCGAAGGCGCTTGTTATGCTGTGGCTTATAGCTTCTGAGACAGATGGATATCTGCCTGATATCAAGAAGATATCATTCCGTCTCAGGATTTCGGACGAAAAAGCTAAGTCATTGATTTTGGCTCTGTCTCACTGGCTGGAACATGATGATATCACCGTGATATCACCGCGATATCAAGATGATGCACCAGAGGGAGAGACAGAGAGAGAGACAGAGAAAGAGAGAGAGGGAGAAGACGGCGTTCCGCCCGCGCTCCCTCAGATCGGAAAAAAGGGGTCGAGGTTTCCTGACGGCGCATGTCTGACGGTTGAGCAACGGGACTTCGCTTCCCGTGAAGGCATCGCTGACCCTGACCGCGAATGGGCAAAGTTTGGCGACTACTGGCGTTCGCAGCCTGGGGCCAAGGGCGTCAAACTGGATTGGCCTGCCACATGGCGGAACTGGGTGCGCCGGTCATCGGAAGACAGCAAGCCGCGCCATCAATCCAATTCCTACGCAGCGGGGATGCTATGAACGACATCACCGAAATCAAGCGGGCGCTGCTCGGTCGCGCCAAAGCCGTGGCGGAACATCTCCTGCCGCATGGCGTCCTCGACGGCCGTGAGTGGTGCGTCGGTTCCGTTCGCGGAGAACCCGGCAAAAGCCTCAAGGTCTGCGTGAAGGGCGAGAAGGCCGGACTGTGGACTGACTTCGCTGAAGGCGGTGAAGGCGGGGATCTGCTCGACCTGTGGTGCGCCGTCAAGGGCAAGCGCCTCGCCCAGACCCTTGACGAGGTCCGCACCTTTCTCGGCGTCGAGCGTCCGCGGTTCGAGCGCACCGAACGGACATACCGCCGCCCGGAAGCACCGAAATGCCGGACACCTCAGTCAGATGTTTTAGAATACTTACAAACTGAGCGGAAACTGACACTACAGGCGATTAAAGCTTACAAGGTTGGCGAGGTAGGGAGGACGATTGTTCTGCCGTCTATGACCCCTTGCGGCGCGATTGCGGGCATAAAATATCTGGGTGTTGATCGGAACAACGGGAAAAAGCAAGTTCGGGTCGAAGCCGAGTGCGAACCGACGCTGTTCGGGTGGCAAGCCATCGACGCCAATGCCCGCGACATCGTCATCACCGAGGGCGAGATCGACGCCCTGACCATGTGGGATTATGGCTTCCCTGCATTATCGGTTCCGTTCGGTGGTGGAGGCGGCAACAAGCAGCAGTGGATCGAGCATGAGTTCGACCGGCTGGCGCAGTTCGAGAGGATCTATCTGGCGCTCGACACTGACAAAGAGGGCCAGATCGCCGCGGCTGAGATCTCGGCGCGTCTCGGTCGTCATCGCTGCTTCAACGTCACGCTGCCGTTCAAGGATGCGAATGAGTGCCGGGTGAATGGCATCAGTGCGGGCGTCATCGCGGATTGTTTCGCGGCGGCTGAGACACTAGATCCGGCAGAATTGTGCCGGGCGGGCAAGTTCACTGATGATGTCATCGGCCTGTTCCATCCTGACACTGGACTTGGTGAGCCTGGACTGCCGCTGCCGTTCTCGCGTCTTGACGGCAAGCTGCGCTTTCGCCCTGGCGAGTTGACCGTCTGGACCGGATCGAGCGGTCACGGAAAGTCCCAGGTGCTGTCCCATGCTGCTGTCCATTGGGGCAAGCAAGGCGCCAAGGTCTGCATCGCCAGCTTGGAGATGGCACCGCGGCAATTTCTCAAGCGCATGGTTAAGCAGGCTGGCAACGTGGATCGGCCCACTATCCCGTACATCCGTCACATCATGGGCTGGATGGACGAATGGCTGCTGGTCTTCAATTTAGTCGGCAAGTCCGGCGTCACGCATATCCTCGAGGTCTTCGATTATGCTCGCGCTCGGTATGGCTGCTCCGAGTTCGTCATCGACAGCCTGATGCGGCTCGGCGTCGGATCTGAGGATTACGAGGGGCAGGAAAAGGCGGTGTTCGAGATCGTCAACTGGGCTGTCAGTCGGGAAGTCCATGTCCATCTCGTCGCCCATAGCCGCAAGGCAGACAAGGACAGCAAGGGCGCACCACCCGAGACGGAAGACATCAAGGGCGCGTCCGAGATCGGCTCCAACGCCTTCAACATCATCAGCATCTGGCGCAACCGGAAGCTCGAGGACGAACTGAAGGGCGCTATCGAAGCCGCCGAACGTGGTGATGCCGCCGCCAAGCTCAAGGTCGCAGATCTGGAAGGGGCGCCGGGCGTCGTCATCAACGTGGCGAAGCAGCGCAATGGCGATTGGGAAGGCAAGTGCGGTCTGTGGTTCAGCCAGACCACCTACCAGTATCGCAGCCGGGACGATAGCCCGATGGGGATCAATTACATGGGGCGAGGCCCAATAATGGAGGCAGCAGAATGATCGGAGATACCGTCGAGACGCAGACCACCGGACCGCTCGAGGCCCGCAAGGACGATGACGGCAAGTTGTCGTATTCCCTGCTGCCGCCTGACGCCCTGGCAGAACTGGTCGCCGTCTACAATCTGGGCGCCCGGAAATACTCCCGCGGCAATTGGGCCAATGGCATGGAGTGGCACCGCGTCTTCGATGCCATGCAGCGTCATTCGTGGGCGTTCTGGAATGGACAGAACGTTGACCCTGTTGACGGGCAGCATCACCTAGCATCGGTCGCATGGGCTGCGCTCACGCTTATCGCTTATCAGAAGCGCGGGATCGGAAAAGATGATAGGGTGTCAACTTAGGTTGACAGTGGATAGGGAAAGGCCATGAGGACCAAAATAACCAACGAACAGATCACGGCTGTCCTCGGCGGGATCGAGTCCGGCCTCGGACTGCGGACTGTCTGTCGTGATTTGGGAATTGAAGAAGCTGGCTTCAGACGGCTGGTGACGAATGACCATGAAGGGTTAGCGTCGCGTTACGCGCATGCGCGAGAGGTCCGCGCTGACGTGATTGCCGAGGAAATCATCGACATTGCCGACACCGCCGAGGATGCGAACATCGCACGTCTTCAGATAGATGCCCGCAAGTGGTACGCGGGGAAAGTCCGTCCTAAGGTCTACGGCGACAAGATCCAGCAAGACGTGACGATGGACGTGTCGGACAAGCTGGCCGAACGATTGGACGCGGCGAAGGCGCGGCTTAATGATGCGTGATGCCAAGGGCGAACTGCATGACTTTCTTGCGTCCTGCGTTCATGACCCCCTGAGATATGTCATCGGAGCCTATCCTTGGGGGATAGGAGATCTGGCGGGGTCGGATGGACCGAGGGAATGGCAGGCCGACATACTCGGCACCATTCGCGGCCATCTGAAGAACAAAGATACCCGGCACGAGCCATTGCGGATTGCGGTAGCGTCCGGCCACGGCATTGGCAAGTCGGCATTGATTTCGCAGATTATTAATTGGGCGATGGGAACGGCTACAGACTGCAAGGTGGTTGTCACGGCCAATACCGAGGCGCAGTTGCGGACCAAAACATGGCCGGAAGTGAGCAAATGGCAACGCCTAGCCATTGATGCCGACCACTTCACCCCAACGGCCACCGCCGTTGTGTCAACAATGCCGGGCAGGGATAGGTCGTGGCGTTGCGATGCTATCCCGTGGAGCGAACATAACACCGAGGCCTTTGCCGGATTGCACAATCAGGGGAAGCGTCTTGTCCTGATTTTTGATGAGGCGTCAGCTATCGCAGATCGTGTGTGGGAGGTTGCCGAGGGAGCGATGACCGACGAGGGGACCGAGATCATATGGATTGCGTTCGGAAACCCGACGAGGGCAAGCGGTCGCTTCCGAGAGTGCTTTCGGAGACATCGGAAGCGGTGGAACTGCCGTCAGATTGACTCGCGCTCTGTGGAGGGGACAAACAAGGCGCAACTTGAAGCGTGGGCCGAGGACTATGGCGAAAACTCCGATTGGTACAAAGTCCGTGTGAAGGGAGAGTTCCCTTCGATGTCTGTCCGGTCACTGATTGGTGACGATGATGTAGCCGCGGCGTTCGGAAGGCATCTCCGAGATGAGCAATTCGACTTTGCCCCAAAGATTATCGGCGTTGATCCGGCGTGGTCAGGCGATGACGAGTTTGTCATCTATCTGCGGCAAGGCCTCATGTCGAAGCTATTGGGGAAATGGTCAAAGAACGACAACGATGTTGTGATGGCGGGCATCATCGCCAAGTTCGAGGACCAGTACAAAGCGGATGCGGTCTTCATTGATGGCGGATATGGAACCGGCATTGTTTCTGCCGGGCGAACTATGAACCGCACATGGCAACTCGTTTGGTTTTCTGCCAAGCCGGAAGATCTGGGGTGCCTTAATAAGCGGTCCGAGATGTGGGTGAAGATGCGGGATTGGTTAAAAGAAGGCGGGGCTATCGAGCCGGATGACCAGTTGCGTGAGGAATTAACCGGCGTTGAGACGGTCCCAAGGCTTGACGGAAAGATACAGCTAGAGAGCAAAGAGGCTCTAAAGGCGCGTGGCCTTCAGTCGCCAAATCGGGCTGACGCTCTTGCCATCACCTTCGCCTATCCCGTTGCCATGAAGCTTCAGCCTGGCGATTACGGGTTCGGGAAAACAGATAGGTGCACAACCGAATACGATCCATATGAATGATAAGTTTCCACATGGAAAGCTGCTTTCCACATAATTGTTGTGTCAACCTCTGTTGACGGCTATATGTAGTGCCACCAGCGTCGTGATGACGCCGGTCTTCCCAGTGCGGCAGACGTGCCGACAGATGGAGATCAATCGTGGCTCTGATCTACGATTACACCGCCGCGAAGGCGTACTCCGACCAGCTTGGCCTGACCTGGGCTGATGCTTGGCTTCCCGCCATCGACAAGACCTTTGCCGACAATGGCCTGACCCAGGCCCAAGTCGATGTCGCCCTGCGCGAGTGGTCCTGGCGCATCAAGTGGATCTTCACCCCGTCCAATTATTCCAAGTGGCAGCGCATCAAGCTGGCCGCTCACTTCCTGTTTGGGAGGATCTGACCATGTGCATCGGTGGCGGCGGCGGAATGCCTGCTCCTCCTCCTCCTCCCCCGGCTCCGGTCCCGGCTCCGATGGCGGCGGATAATGGCGTGCAGAACGCTGCATCGGATGCCAAGAAGAAGGCGGCTGCTGCTGTCGGCGCATCTCAGATGAATGCCACCGGCCCGCAAGGCCTGACAACGCCAGCCGATACCACCGGAACCGGCAAGTCTCTGTTGGGAGGCTGACCATGTGCATGTTCGGTGCAGGCTCAAACCCCATCGGTGGAATGGTCCCGGGAGATCCGGTCGGCAGCATGATTGCCGACAAGGTGGCGCCGGAACCTGTGAAGGCTGCGCTCGACGCGCCGAACAAGATCATGGGCGCGGTGTCTGGCGACAAGAACACCGGCAATGGCCTGCTCATCAATAAAGATGGGTCAACGGCATGATCGCCCCGTGCATCGACATGCGCATCTATTTCGACAAGCGTCTTGTGGCGCTGCGGAGTGAGCGCACGTCTTGGCTGACGCATTGGATGGACCTGTCCAAGTTCATCACTCCCCGCCGTGGTCGCTTCCTCGCCACCCAGAACCAGGGCAATCGTGGCGCGTCGAAGACCAGCAACATCATCGACAGCACGGCCACCCATGCCGCCCAGGCTCTTGCCGCGGGCATGCAGTCTGGCATCACCAGCCCGACCCGTCCTTGGTTCCACCTGACCATCGAGAATGAGGACAGCGAGAGCGGCCCCGTCCATCTGTGGCTTGATGAATGCCACCGTCGCATGCTGGCCGTCCTGTCCGACAGCAATGCTTATAACGCGCTGCATACCGCCTACGAGGAATTGGGCGTGTTCGGCACTGCCTGCATCGTGGTCGAGGAAGACGATGATGACGTGATCCGGGTGCAGACCCTGACCGTTGGCGAATACATGCTTGGCAACAACAAGAAGGGCGTTGCTGATAGCCTCTATCGCGAGTTCACCATGACGGTGGGTCAGGTGGTCGAGCGGTTCGGCTATGACAACTGCTCGGTGGCGGTGAAGTCGCTCTATGACCATCAGGGTCAGGACCGCGAGGTTATCATTGGCGCTGCGGTCGAGCCGAACACCGGGCGGTTCAAGCATCCCCTACTGAACAAGAAGGCCTTTCTCTCGGCCTATTGGGAGATGGGGCAGCGCACGGACGAGTTCTTGGAACTGAAGGGCTATGACGAACTGCCGTTCATGGCGTTCCGCTGGCGCACCTTGTCCAATGAGCCTTATGGCGAAAGCCCTGGCATGGCCTGCCTGGGCGACGTGAAGGCGCTGCAAAAGATGCAGTTGAAGTCGGCCCAAGCCATAGACAAGCACGTCGATCCGCCGATGGTCGCTTCGGTCGATATGAAGAATGAGGCTGCCTCGCTTCTGCCCGGCGGCATCACCTATGTCCCGAACCAAAGCCAGGTCGGGTTCAAGCCCGCCATCGAGATCCAGCCCAACATCCAGGGCATCGAGGCCAAGATCGCGGAATGCCAGAAGCGCATCAAGACTATGTTCTATGAGGATCTGTGGCTGATGCTACAGAACATGGAAGGCGTGCAGCCGCGGAACCAGATGGAGATCGCAGAGCGCAAGCAAGAGAAGATGCTGATGCTCGGCCCGGTGCTGGAACGTCTGCAATACGAATTGCTCGACCCTCTGGTGGATCGCGTCTTCGCCATCATGCAGCGGGCCGAACTGCTGCCGGTTCCGCCCCCCGAACTGACGAGCGGCAAGATTGATGTCGAGTACGTCTCGACCTTGTCCGAGGCTCAGAAGGCGGTTGATACCGGCTCGGTCGAGCGCATGGTTGCGTTCATCGGCAACCTGGCCGGTGCGCGTCCCGATGCGCTGGACAATCTGAATGTCGATGAAACCATTGCGCTTTATGGCGACATGATCTCGGCGCCGCCCAAACTGCTGATGGATGCGGATCAGGTGGCGGCGATGCGGCAGCAGCGTGCGCAGCAGGCCCAGCAGCAGCAGATGATGCAGCAGTCGATGGCGGCAACGCAGGGCGCCAAGAACCTGGCCGATACCGATGTCGGCGGCGGCATGAATGCCCTTCAGAAGATGATGGGGGGCTGACATGAGCGATGACGCGTTCAATGCGGCTGATCCCGAGAAAGTCCAGGCCCGCACCAAGACCGAGAAGCAGAAGGCGTATGCCCGTGACCGGGCGTTTCTGGCGTTGATGAACACGCAGGATGGGCGGGCCTGGGTCTGGAACATCCTGTCTGGCTGCCAGGTCTATGGCACGTCGTTCCATCCGTCCAATGCGCAGACGGCTTTCAATGAGGGCAAGCGCAATGTCGGCCTGATCCTGATGGCCGATGTCCACCGGCTTTGCCCCGATCTCTATCCCTTGATGGTCAAGGAGGCCAACGGGGGCTGACTGCATCGAGCGTCGTGATGACGCCCGATCCCATAGAAGGAGAGAACCTTAATGTCTGACGCTCCTGTTGATGCCGCTACGCCTGTAACCGAGGCGGCACCCAGCCAGGACAACGGTCTGACCGTATCCAACATGCTGGGCGAGGCGAAAGCCGAACCGACAACCGACACCACCATCGCCACCGAGGCTGAACAGCCCGGGGAAGCGAAGGCGGCTGACGAGAAGGAAGCGGAGAAGGCGGAAGGCGCTCCCGAGGAATACACGGACTTCACCATGCCGGAAGGCTTGGAACTGAAGGCCGAGGTACTGACCGACTACAAGGCATTGGCGAAGGATCTCAACCTGACCCAGGACGCTGCCCAGAAGTTGGTCGAGTTTGGCACTACGTCGCTCAAGGAGGCTGCCGAGGCGCCTTACAAGCTGTGGGCCGATACGCAGAAGTCGTGGCAAGACGCGGTGAAATCCGATGCGGACATTGGCGGTGCCAAGCTGCAAGAGAGCCTCGCCCTGTCTGCCAAGGCCATCGACGCCAGCGTCGGTGATGCTCTGCGCGAGGGCTTGAATGTCACCGGGGCGGGCAACCACCCGGCGATGGTCAAGCATTTCACCGAGGTCGGTCGGGTCGTTGAGGCTGCGACAGCCGCCAACCTGATCTCGAAAGGCCAAGGCTTGAAGGACTTGGTCAAGGTTCTGAGCAACCCGGAGTTCACGTCGGGCAAGCCGGTAACGGCTGCTTCGCGTGACGCTGCGCACACTCTCTACCCTGACCATGCGTGAGTGACTGAAATCAACGCCCCGTCGCGATGACGGCGCATCCCATAGAAGGAACTGAAAAATGACTTCTGCTTTGACCTCCACCGCTCTGACGCTGGCCGATTGGTCTAAGCGTCTTGACCCCGATGGTAAGGTTCCCAAGATTGCGGAACTGCTGAACCAGACCAACGAGATCCTCGAGGACTGCGTTCACATCGAAGGCAATCTGCCGACCGGCCATCGCTTTACCCTGCGCACCGGCCTGCCGACCGTCTATTACCGCACCCTGAACCAGGGCGTGCCGACCAGCAAGTCCACCACCACCCAGGTGGACGAGGCCTGCGGCATCCTCGAGGCTCGTTCTCACATCGACGTGGAACTGGCGAAGCTGAACGGCAATTCCGCTGCCTTCCGTCTGTCCGAGGACAGCGGCTTCCTCGAGGCCATGAACCAGACCTGGGTCAACGGTCTGTTCTACGGCAACCCCGGCACTGATCCTCGCCAGGTTCTGGGCCTGTCCACCCGCTATTCGTCGCTGTCGGCTGGTAATGCCCAGAACATCATCGACGCTGGCGGTTCCGGTTCCGACAACACCTCGATCTGGCTGGTTGGCTGGGGCGAAGATACGGTCGCTTGCCCCTTCCCCAAGGGCAGCATGGCCGGTCTGATGCATCAGGATCTGGGCGAGGAGACGGTCTACGATAGCAACAACTACGGCTATCAGGCTCTGCGGACTCTCTACCAGTGGAAGACCGGCCTGATGGTGAAGGATTGGCGCTATGCCGTCCGCATCGCCAACGTGGACGTGTCCGACCTGGTTGGTCAGACCGGTACTCAGGCCTCCACCGCCAGCACCGCCATCATTAAGGCGATGAGCCGTGCCATTGACCGCATCCCGTTCCCGGGTCGCTGCAAGTTGGCCTTCTACGCCAACCGCACGGTCTATTCGGGCCTCAAGGTCGCCGCCCTGGACAAGTCCAATTACGCGTTGGGCATCCAGGACGCCATCACTCAGTTCGGCAATGCGTACCAGATGACCACCTTCCTGGGCATCCCGCTGCGCAAGGTCGATCAGATCTCCAACGCCGAAACCCGCGTGACCTAATCGTCATCGGCTTCTTGAAGAAGGAATACAGAAATGGCTTATCAGGACGCCCGTTTGATCGTGTCGGGCACCGCTACGGGTTCGGCCATCACCGGTCAGACCCTCACCGGCACCGATACTTCGGTCCTCTCCACCTACTCCGTTGATCTCGGCATCGCCCGCGACATCGGGGAAGGCGAGGATCTGTTCATGCGCGTCACCGTGACCACCGCTCAGACCGGTGGCACCTCGGTGGAATATCAGTGCGTTGCCGCTGATGACGCCGCGCTCACATCTAACCTCGTCGTGCTCGGCTCCACTGGTGCTCAGGCGGTTGCCGGTCTGACCGCTGGCGCCCGCTTCATCGTCGATCCGCGTCCGCTGATCGGTTCGCTGGGCAAGCGGTATATCGGCGCTCGCGCCGTGACCGTTGGCGCGGTGGCTGCCGGTGCCGCGTATATCGACTTCGGCGTCGATTTCGAGGACGGCGCCAAGTTCTACGCCTCTGGCTACACCGTCAGCTAAGGGGTGAATGATGGCGCGATACCTCACCTCTGACCCGACTTGGGTCTTCGACAAGCTGATCCCTTCCGGGGAGGAGTTTGAGGTCGATGACAACGTGCCTCCGGCCAAGTGCTGGAAGCGCCTCGACGAGCCGAAACGCCGTGGTCGCAAGGCCGAGGCTGCCGGTGAAGACGACATCGACATCATGTAGTGCCGGGATGGGGGGCTTCGGCCCCCCTGACCCGAGGAGGGATAAGATGGGAAAGACCACCAGCAGCGGCAATGAACTTGCCATCACCGTCAAGACCGGAACCTTCGCGGCCACCGGTCAGTCTACCGCTCAAGTCATGGGCGGCTACTTCAATGCGGCCCTGTACGGCACCTTCGTCGGGACGATCTCCATCGAACGTTCGTTCGACGGCGGTACCACATGGGTTTCGCTTTCCAAGGACTCGACCGGCGCGGCTGCGTCGTTCACGGCCCCGATGTCCATCGTGATCTATGAGCCGGAACAGGGCGTCAACTATCGCTTCAATTGCTCGGCCTATACCAGCGGAACCGTGAACTACCGGTTCTCGGTATGAGCGCCGTGAAGTCACCCGGCAGCGTTGCTGTCGGCATCGGTGGTGTGGGCGTCAAGCATGCGCCTCCTCCCGGCAAGAAGGTGAGCAAATGACCAGCCAGATTGACATCTGTAACCGTGCGCTCTCGATGATCGGTGCGAAGACCACCATCTCCGACTTGAGTGAAATCTCGGCGGCGGCGCAGTTGTGCAATCTGCACTATGACAACACCCGCACGTCGGTGCTGCGTGTCCATAATTGGTCATTTGCTCGGCGTCAGGCGACACTGGCGCTCTATGCCGCGGCTGCTGGAACCCCCGAGAATGCGGCTGGAACCACTCCGCTCCCGATGGTCCCGTGGCTTTACGAATACGCCTACCCCGTGGACTGCTTGCGCGTCCGTTCGGTCTACCAGCCCAACAGCCAGGCGGCGCCCATCCCGTTCATCATCTCGTCTGATGTGGACAGCGGCGGCAATGACATCAAGGTCATCCTGACCAATCAGCCGCAGGCCATCCTGATCTATACCAAGGACATCGCCAACCCGGATCTGTGGGACAATGAGTTCGCTGATGCGATGGTCGCCAGCCTGGCGTCGGATCTCGCCATCCCGCTGACCGGTGACAAGGCCATTGCCGATGGCTGCTTCAAGGCTGCCAACGCCACCGTGCTGCAAGCTCGCACCACCGACAGCACAGAGACGCCGTCCAACCGGGAGAATATCCCAGATTGGGTCGCAGTCCGTGGCTATGCCACGTCATCGTCTGCCGATAGCGGCTTCATCAATTCGGTGCTGGGATGAGCCGGAACGCCATCCAGCCATCATTCGCTGCCGGTGAACTGGCGCCTAGCCTGTATGCCCGCGTCGATCTGGCGAAGTATCACATCGGCGCCAAGCGGCTGCTGAACTTCTTCGTCCATGCGCATGGCGGCGCCAGCAATCGGCCTGGGACAGTGTTCATCGGGCGCGTGAAGGACACCGCCAATCCGGTACGGCTGATCTCGTTCACCTTCTCGACCACCCAGGCCTATTGCCTCGAGTTCGGCAATCTCTACATGCGCGTCATCATGAATGGCGGTCATGTGTTGGAGAGCGCCAAGACCATCACTGCGGCCAGCCAGGCCAATCCCTGCCAGATCACCTCGGCGGCGCACGGCTTCTCCAATGGTGACGAGGTCTATGTAACCGGCGTTGTCGGCATGACGGCGCTGAATAACAAGCGGTTCATCGTCGCAGGGTCTGCCGCCAATACCTTCACCTTGAAGGATCTCGACGGAAACGCCATCAACTCGACGGCATACGGCGCTTACACCTCGGGCGGCACGGTGGCGCGGGTCTATACCCTGACAACGCCTTATGCGGGGTCTGACCTGGCGCTACTGAAGACCACACAATCTGCCGATACCATGACCATCACCCATCCGTCCTATGCGCCGCGGGATCTGACGCGCACTGGTCATGCGGCGTGGACACTGACGAGCATCACTTTCCAGCCCAAGGTCAATTCTCCGACCGGCGCGACCATCTCTGGCGGCGCGGGATCTTGGCACTATTCGTATGTCATCACCGCCGAGACAGACAGCCCGACTGAGGAGAGCATCCCCAGCACGGCTGTGACCGGCGCGATGGCACAGTTGAACCAGAATACCGGCGTGCAGAACATCGTCACTTGGACGGCGCCAGCGTCGGGCAATACGCCGGATCGGTATCGGGTCTATAAGGCGCGTCCGTCCTACAACGTCGATCCTGCTGCCGGGACTATCTATGGCTATATCGGACAGGCCACCGGCACGTCCTTCACCGATACCAATATCGACCCTGACTTCACCCAGACGCCACCGCAGGCCAAGAACCCGTTCGCCTCGAGCAACAACCCGGGCGTGGTGGAATACTTTGAACAGCGGCGCATCTTCGCTGCCAGCACCACCGGACCTCAGACCATCTGGATGACGCAGCCGGGCAGCTATTACAACATGGACACGTCCAGCCCGTCTGTGGCGTCGGACGCCATCACCGTCACCATCGCGGCGCGTGAGGTCAATGCCATCAACTGGCTCGTCCCCATGAACAGCTTGATTGTGTTGACGGCATCGGGCGCATGGAAGGCATCGGGTGGGTCAGCTTCTGATGCCATGACGCCTTCAAATGTGGTGATGAAGCCGCAGAGTTATTCCGGGTGTAGCTCTTACTGCAAGCCAATAATCATCAATAATGATATACTGTATGTCCAAGCGAAGGGCAGCACAGTGCGAGATCTTGCGTACAATTTTTATGCCGATGTTTTCACTGGCTCGGATATGTCGGTGTTGAGCAACCACCTGTTCTTCGGTCGCACCCTGATGGAATGGGCGTATGCCGAGGAGCCGTACAAGATCGTGTGGGCTGTCCGCGATGATGGTGTCCTGCTGTCCTTCACTTATCTGAAGGAACAGGACGTTTACGCGTGGGCGCGACACAACACTGATGGGAATTTCAAGTCCGTCGCCACCGTGAGCGAGGGCGCCGAGAATGCCGTCTACTTCGTGGTCGAGCGCACCATCCCCGGCGTCAATGGCGGCAACCCGGTCAAGTATGTCGAAAAGCTACATAGCCGCAACTTCCTGACCAATGGCGCGGGCGATGTGACGCAGACGTGGTTCGTGGATTGCGGGCTGCAATACAGCGGGTCTGCGACCACCACAGTGACAGGCCTCGACCATCTCAATGGCAAGACGGTGTCCATCCTGGCTGATGGCAATGTCCAGCCGCAACAGGTGGTGAGCGGCGGATCTGTCTCGGTACAGTCGGCATCGACCACCATCACGGTCGGCCTGCCCTATACCGCCCAGCTTCAGACGCTGAACCTCGACGTGCAGGATCAGGGCGGCACTATCCAGGGCAAGCGCATGAAACTGTCGGGTGTCACTGTCCGTCTCGAGAACAGCCGTGGCATCAAGATCGGCCATGACTTCTCGACCATGTATGAGGTGAAGGAGCGGACCAATCAGCAGTATGGCACCGCCATCCCTCTGACAACCGGTGACGAGTTCATGCGTATGGGTCCGGTCTGGGATACCGATAGCTCCATCTGCATCCAGCAAGACAACCCGCTTCCCTGCACCATCCTGGGTGTCATCCCAGAAATCCGCGTGGGGGATACGCCCGGATGAAGATCGAAGTCGTCACCGCTGAAGCCTGGCATATCCCATATATCGTGGTGGGGATGCGAGAGGCTGACCGTGACGAGGTCTGGGCGTCGTCGCATGCACTGCCGATTGACGCTCTGGAACGGTCGCTGTCGGCCTCCACGATGGCATGGACGGGCATGGTCGATGGCATCCCTGTCTGCATGTTCGGCGTGGCTCCTCGCAGCCTGCTGGATGGGCGTGTCGGCGCTCCGTGGATGCTCGGTACATATGAAGTCGAACGTCATTCAAAGGCCTTCCTGCGCAGGAACAAGGCCTATGTCGCCCAAATGCTTGAGGCATATCCGGTGTTGGAAAACCATGTGGATGTCCGGCACGGCATCTCTATCAAGTGGCTGCAATGGCTTGGCTTCACCATTGGCCCGGTTGCGCCTCATGGGCCGGACGATATGCCGTTCCACAAGTTCACCATGCGGCGGCGGGTTCCTGTTGTTGTGCGGGCCTGCTCTGTCTCCGAGATCCTGGCGAATGACAATCTGCCGTCGCTGCATCAGGAGTTCGCGTCCGAGGTGGCGACGTTCGCCGCTCCCGCTCCGTTGGAGAAGATGGAGGGCTATCGGGCGCTTGAGGCTGGTGGAGGTCTGCAAGCCTATGGCGCCTTCATGGGAAGCCTGCTCGTCGGGTTCGTCATGGTGCTGGTGTCCAATGCTCCGCGCATCAGCATCCCCATTGCGGTGGCCGATGGCATGTTCGTCGGGCGCGAATACCGCAAGACCGGCGCCGGGCTGAAATTGATCCGTGCTGCCGAGGGCCATGCCCGCCAGGTCGGATCTCCCTGCCTGATGATCGGCACGCCGTCCAATGGTCCGTTGGTCAAGGTGCTGCCTGCCCTTGGCTATGACGAAACCAATCGGGTCTTCATGAAGGCGGTGCGTCATGGGTGAGCTGACCAATGTCCTGGGCGCCATGTCGGCTCTGGCCGTCGCCAATGTTACCCGGTTCGAGGACGAGGTGTTGAAACTGCCACAAGTGCAGATCGAGACGCAGCACGCCTTCCATGCCGGGATGTATGCGCGGACCATCAAGATGGCGAAGGATGTCATCCTGACGGGTGCGCTGATCCGCATCCCCACCATCCTGATTATCAATGGCGATGCGCTGGTCTACCGCGAGGATGGCCCCGTCCGCTTCACCGGTCATCACGTCATGCTCGGTGCTGCCGGTCGCAAGCAAGCCTTCGTCGCCCTGGAAGACACCTATCTCACCATGCTGTTCCCCACCGAGGCCAAGACGGTCGAGGAAGCGGAAGCGGAATTTACCGAGGATGCTGACCGGCTGATGTCGCGCAAAGACGATGCGGTGAACAGCTTTGTGATGGAGGCTTAGAATGTCCGGCAGTATCTCCGCAACAACAATCGCCTATGCGTCCATTGCAGCGACAGTGGCATCGACCGCAGCGACCATGTATGGGCAATCGCAGCAGGCAGCAGCCCAGCAAGACCAGGCCCAATATCAGGCTGCCGTCGCTCGCAATAATCAGGTCATCGGTCAGCAGAACGCCCAAGCGGCGCTCGACCAAGGCGCTGCTCAGGAACAGGTGCAGCGGCAGAAGACCAAGAACCTCGTCGGTGCGCAGCGGACGGCGATGGCTGCCAATGGCGTCGAACTGGATAGCGGATCACCGGTTGACGTGCAGTCCTCGGCGGCTTCGATGGGCGAACTGGACGCACTGACCATCCGATATAACGCTCAGAACAAGGCTAATGCCTACCTCGCCCAGGCGGGCAATTCCGGTGCGCAGGCTGGTCTGTATGACATGCAGGGCGCCAATGCCTCGAGCGCGGGTGCCATCGGCATGGGATCGTCGCTGCTGGGTGGGGCGTCGAGCCTTACGGACAAGTGGTCAACCTATCAGCAGAAAGGTGTCCTCTGATGCCGACAGTCCCCATCAATAGTGCCACCGGGTTCAATCAGACTGTCGCGCCAGAAGCGGCATTGCAGCCCACCCAGAGTATCAGCACCTCGGCGGATATGTTCGGCGCGGGCGTCGGGCAATCTCTCATTGGCGTGGGTCAGACCCTCGGGCAGACCGGCAACATGCTCGAGAAGCATGCTGTGCAGATGCAGAATGACGTTAACGTATCGTTCACAAAGGATGCGGTCCTGGCGGCAAACCAGAAGATCCAAGACCTTCTATATTCGACCAAGCCTGACAGCCCCGGCTATCTGACAACGCAGGGCCGCACCGCTCTTGATGCCCGCGCCGATACTGAGCAGAACCTGATGAAGATCAGGTCTGACGCTCTCGGCGCCATCGGCAATCCAGAAGTGAAGAAAATGGTCGATCAGGAGCTTCTGCGCCGCCTCGAGGTCGCGCAGACTTCTATCGGCTCCCATGCTCAGCATCAGCAAAAGAATTACTGGAACGAGACATCGCAGGCCACCATCCAGGCTGCCAAGTCCAACGCCATGACAGATCCGCTCAACCCCACGAACGTGGCGTCGGCGGAAAGCGACATCATGCATGAGGTGGCGCAGCAGTCTTCGCGGGCTGGCATGTCGCCCGAGATCGACCCGGCGACCGGCACCATCGTCAAGGATACTCCCGAGGCGCAGGCGTACCGTCACACTCTGTACCAGACCCATATCAGCGACATGTACACCGGCATGACCAATCGCATTGCCGACATGCCCGAGAGTTCAGGCGGTGGCGTTGACGCCGCCCGCAAGTTCTACAATTCAAACATTGCCAAGTTCACCGGCCAGGACATGGAGAAGGTCGAAAAGTCGCTGGGGCCAAAGACCGCAGCCGTTGACGCCGATGCCCTTGTCGCTTCGGTACAGAGCGGATCTCATCAGGCAGTGACCAAGGCGACGGTGCAGAGCGCCGATGCCGCTGGTGTCGATCCCAAGTTGGCGGCGACCACGATGGGCATCGAGAGCAGCTTCGGGCGAGATCCCAAGGCGGGCGCCAATGTCTATCAAGTGCAGAATGATACCTTCAAGGGTCTGGGCGGCGACATGAGCAAGCGCGGCGACCCTACCGAGGAACAGCGTGTCGGCATGCTAGCTCTCAAGAAAGCTCAAGCAGTCGCGGGCGAAGCCATCGGAGGAAAGCCTGAGAATTGGCAGACCTATCTCGTCTTTCAGCAGGGCGTAGGCGGTGGTCCGGCGCTTCTCAACGCCAAGACCGGAGAGAACGCCATCGACGTGTTGACCCCTGTTTATGGTGACAAGGGCAAGGCCACCGCCGCCATCGTCAAGAACGGTGGAACGCTCAATATGACCGCCCAGGACTTCTGCGACCTGATCCAGAAGAAATACAGCAACATCGAAGGTAATCTCGACCTGGCGAAGCAGACCGATGCCCCGACCGCTCCGGTCAATATGCCGACTGACCCTGCCGAGGCGCTGCGTCTGCGTGCGCAGCAGCTTCCGGGGCAGTTGGCTGCCATAGAAAGCTCGCCAGCCCCACAAAGGGTTAAGGACATGGCGCGGAACTCGCTGATAGCGAAGTTCAACAGTGACCGTGCGGCACTGAACGCCAGCCAGGCAGCCACCTATGAGCAGGCATATAAGGCACTGTCGCAGCCTGGCGCGAAGATGGCTGATGTGGTCAGCATGCAGAACCAGATGTCGCCAGAGCAGTGGTCGGCGTTGGGGAACTATCTGGTCGGGAAAGAAAAGGACAAGGGGTACGGCGACGGGTTCCAATCTCTGGTGCTGCGTGCCGCGTCAAAGGGGGGCGACCGTCTGACAGACCCGCAGGAAGTCTGGAAGGCGTATAGCGAAGGCCACTTGACCTATCCCGGGGCGAAGGAACTCTTGAGCGCCATAGGCACCGCGGGCAAGCCTGATGCAGCGGCAGAAAGCGACATGAAGGCCAGGGCCATCGACCAGGCCAAGACTGACCTGTCGTTCGAGGCCGACAACGGCTTCTACAAGATCCGCGACCCGAACGGCATGAAGGCGTTCAACACCCAGTTCATCCCGTCTTTTTACAAGGCCTATCAGGAAGGGCGCGACGCCGGGAAATCGCCGCATCAGCTTCTATCGCCCGATAGTCCCGACTATATCGTCGGCAAGCTGGTATCCGCCTACAAGCGGACGCCGCAGCAAATGATGCAGGACCAGATGAGCGCCAATGCGGAGGTGCCGCATCCGCAATCCGGTGTCGCGGCGAAGAAGATCGACCAGATCACTGATCCAGACGAACTAAAGCAGTGGGTGCGTGCGACCGGAAAGAAGCAGGAAGGCATCCAGCGTGCTGTCCAGCTTGGACTGATCCAGGCTCCAAAACCCGATATCGCCCCTCCGGTAAGGTGACACATGGCTGAACAACTTCAGACTGCTGACGAGTTCTTTGGCGCTGACCCTGTTCCAGGTCCGAGCGGGCCTCACCAGGATATGGTTGAGCCGGGTAACATTGACTTGGCAAAGCGGCCTCGCGTTCAGAATAGCGACGGCAGCATCAGTACTGTCAGGTCGATGTCGTTCAATGATGGCGCCAGCGAGGTTCTTGTCCCGACTGTTGTTGATGGGCGTATTGTCAGCAATGACGATGCCGTGGATCATTATAGAAAGACAGGCGAGCATCTTGGAAAATTCAGCACCGTAGACGGCGCCGATCAGTATGCCAGCAAACTGCATGAAGCTCAGGCAGCGTACTATGGTAAGCCAACTGCCGACGAGTTCTTCGGCCCCGAGCCGCAGACGCCCATTGCCGACAGCTTCGTGAAGACGATGGCTGTCCCGGCCATGAAGCTGTTGCAGGCCAAGCAGAACATTGCCGACGCCATCACAGGAGGCCTCAAGGCAGGCTTCGGAGATGACCCCATTGGCCTGACCGACAAGAGCCGGGAGGAGTTCCGCAAGGCTGGCATGTTCAAGAGCGAGCCGACCAGTTGGAACAACGTCCTTAGCAACTCCCTCAAGACCTTCAACGAGACGCTGATCGGCGGCGTTATCGCGCCTCCGCTCGATCTCGGCATCAGGACTGCCGGGGCCGTCATTGGCGGTGTCCAGGGTGGCTTGTACCAGACCGCCAAGGAATTGGGCCAAGAGCAGTTGGGCCGTGACCTGGCTGGCATCGTGGAAAGCGAAATGGGCACCTCGACCGCTCACGGCGTTCCCCATGTTCGTGATGCCGCGCCGGTGAGGGCCAGGGTTGAGCCGATGATGGGGGAACCGCACGCCATCGACGTTATTCTTCCCAAGGATGTGGCAGAAGCCCGCGCCAATGGCGTCATCGGAGAAGGTGACGCCGGGTATTTCGGTGCTGACCCGACGCCCGAGGACATGGCCGCTCGTCGTGCCGCTGCTGCCGATGTTGCGGTTCATGAAGGTACGCCCAAGCCCGATGTCCATTCATCTGTTCGGCAGATGGAACCGGAATTGATGGGGCGATGGGACGATTTGCACGCGCAGAAAGAAAGCCTTCGGTCGCAGATCGAGTCCGTCCCCGACCAGATCGACGCCCAGATCGAGGACATGCAGGCCAGGGCGAAGCGCGTGAAGCCATCTGCGGCGGCGGTTTGGGAACGCCGAATTGCCGAGATGCAGGCCAGCCGGGATGAATTGATCCAGCAGAAGCAGGCTGAACTCCGCAAGCAGCTTCTCGACGCAGATTATCAGATGCGCGACATCGGCCCCCAAGTGCGTGATGCCTATGCCCGCGCCGAGGATTGGACGGGGCCTCTAGAGGAACCGACCGCCGATCCGGTAAAGCAGGCCCCCCCCAAGCAGGAAGCCGGGCAGCCTGGTAAGATGACGCTGCAAACAATCCCGCAGCAAATCCTGATGATGGCCCGCGAGCATGGCTACGATATGCCCGCTTCGGCATTACAGGCCGCAGAGCGAGAAATGTTGGCCGAGGCCGGTATCCACCCGACGACTTTGGAAGACGGGTCGCAAGTCTACATAACCCAGCATCTGGTCGATGAGGCTGCGCGGCGCTACGCCGCAGGGGAGTGGAAACCCGGCCTCAAGTACGATGCCAGCCATATCGATAATTGGGAAAAGGCTAAGGCCGAAAACGGCCAAGAAAACGGCCAGAAAACGGCCATCCCATCGACCACCGAGGAACACCGGCAGGCCATCCGAGATGACATCTATCAGCGGCTGCTTGATGCTGGTCGCAGTGAGACGTTTGCAGGACATGAAGCGGAACTGTGGAAGGACTATTACACCCGCCGCGCTGATGCCCGCTTCGAGGGGCGGAAGGGTTCGGCCTGGGATCTGTACCAGCAGGAACGCCCCGATGTCGTCGGGCAGCGTGCGCCCAAGGCCACCACCCGCGAAATGGAGATGGCGCAGAAGGGGACGACGCTGAACCAAGATAAAGCGCCTGACAGCGAAATTGTCGCCAAAGCTACGCCAGACCGTAAAGCAGGGACATTCGCCGAGGCCAGGGAGCAGGCGGCGTCATTCGTTGGAAAGCTTCTGACAAACATAGAAACTGGGCTGGTTGCCACGGTATCAAACAACAATCTTGGGAAGATGTTAAGTTCAAAGGCTGCGAAGAAGTCTGTCTCGGAGGCCGATCACGCCCTTGCTGTGGCAAATGCAGACAAGCTGTTTAAAGTTGCAACTCTCGATGACACGCATCCTGACAAGAACGCAGAGCCTACCATTAAACATATCCAGCGATATGTTGCCCCTATGATTGGATCGAATGGCGATGTTGTTGCAGTTAAGCTGACCGTAAAAGAAACTACAGGCCCAAAAGAGCCAAACCCTATTTACTCAATTGAAGCTGTTGATGTAAGTGGGTCCGGTCTACTAGCCCCATCTGGCGATGGGATTGAGCGCGGCATCGGCGTCAAAGACGTTGCGACCTCCGCGATAGCCGGACCCTCTGAAAAGATGATCCGCGTTGCCGGTGAAGTCAAGGATGCCATCAAGCGCCTTAAGCAAACCACTCGCGGCACCGTCAGCCTTCTAGACCGGGGCCTGCACTCCCTCGTCACGCTGATGAAGGACGCGGATGCCTCTACATTCATGCACGAAAGCGCCCATATCTACCTGTCAGATCTGATGCGTGATGCTGCCGACCCGGCTGCGGCGGAATGGGTCAAGCATGACGGAAACAAGGTCTTGGAATGGCTGGGCGCGAAGGATGCAGAGAGCATCACCCGTCGCCAGCATGAGAAGTTCGCCCGTGGCTTCGAGCGGTATCTGATGGAGGGTGTGGCGCCCAGCCATGCCCTGGCCCGCGTCTTTGCCGAGTTCAAGCAGTGGCTGACGGCCATCTATGACAAGGTCGGTAAGTTGAAGGCACCCATCAGCGAGGATATCCGCGATGTGTTCGCCCGTTTCTTTAATGACACAAACGAGCGCGTCGTCGTTGCGCCAGAGATTGAAAAAAAGCCCGGATTGGCGGATATTCATGAGAGGGATGCGGAGACGACGCCGCCCCATCTGGCCGATCCGGTTGCAGATCATGTGAAGGTCGAGCGTCACGCCGATGTGGCGAAGGTTCACCCGGAGGAAAGCGATGCCATCCCAGGCGGAATTGCAGGCGAAACTGGATCAGACGCGGTCAGAAGTCCGGCACTGGACAATCCGACAGATGGACCCGTCGCACTCCCCGGAGAAGCAGGCCAAGCTGAAGGAATGGGAGAGGTCGGCCCGGGCGGAACTGACGCTGCGTCAGGCGGCACTGGATCACGCGATGCAGCAGCAGGCGGGAATACCGCAAGCCCTGGCGGAAGGACAGAACCCCCAAGCAGCGCCTCCGAGCCTTTCGGGCGGGACGACCGGCTCTTAGACAAGGCTGGTAACATCCGCCTCGATAACCTCGGAACTCCCGAGGACGTGAACCAAGTCATCCGTCAGGCTGCCGCCGAGAACGGCGATTTCACAGATGCCCGCCGTGGCGTCATCACTGATGCCGACGTAATCAGCCTGTCCGAGGCTCTGGGCATGAATGCCTTTGAGCTGAACAAGCGCAAACTTGGGCAGGCCTTCAATGCCGAGCAGATCATGGCCGCTCGCAAGTTGCTGGTTCAATCCGCAACAGCGGTGCGCGATGCCATGAAGGCGGCAGCCGAGGGCGGAGATGCCGAACTGCTCAAGTATGCAGAGATCCGCGCCCGCCATCTGATGATCCAAGAACAGGTTTCTGGCATCACCGCAGAGGCTGGCCGCGCCCTACGTGCTTTCCGCGCCATCGAAGGCATGGAAGACGCCAAGCAAATCGACATACTGCTTAAGCAGTCCGGTGTTCCAGATCTCAAGCAGTTGCGGCAAGAAGCCGAGTTCGGGGCGCAGTTGAAGACCCCGGCTCAGGTTTCGCGCTGGGTCAATTCGACCCGTGCCGCTTCATTCAAGGACATGATTGTCGAGTACTACATCAACAATCTTATCAGCGGCCCCGTCACCCATATGGGCTATGCCATTCACAATGGGTTGCTGCTGGTGTCCAAGGTTGGAGAGACGGCCCTTGCTGGCGGTATCGGTGCAGCCCGAGAAGTCATCAGCGGAAAGGAAATTCCTGACCGGGTGTATGCCGGTGAGGCTATCGCCCAAGTATTCGGCCTGATGCATGGCGGCAAGGAAGGGCTGAAGGCGGCATGGAATGGCCTGCTGTCCAACGAATTGCAGCGGCTGCCCGGTGAGACGCTGGCCGACGCCGACAACATCAACTCGCAGCATGCCTTGCAGAACCGCCAAGCGATTACCGGCGCCAATGTCAGCCATCTTGTTCATGGCATGGGTGAGAAGATCGGCCAGAATTGGGAACTGTCACCGACCGCGCAGAAGGTTTGGGATGCTGTCGGTGGCGTCGTTCGCGCCCCTGGTCGCCCGATCCAGGCGGTTCATGCCCTGACCCGCTTCATGGCCTATAGCCAGGAGGTCTATTCTCAGGCCTATCGTCAGGCTGCTGCCGAGGGCAAGTCCGGCTATGAGTTGTCCAACCGGGTGGCGCAGATCGTCAACGCCCCTCCGGTCGAGATGATGAAGTCGGCGTCTGAGACAGCCACCAACATGGCCCTGATGAAGACCCATGAGTTCGGCACCTTCGTCAATGCCCTGTCGCGGCTGTCCAATTCCAGCCTACCGGCCAAGATCGTCATTCCGTTCGTCTCCATCGTCTCTAACGTCCTGCGTGAAGGCCTGGTCGAGCGCAGTGTTGCCGGTGTCCTGCTCGACCAAGAAGTCCGCGACAATCTGATGGGCCGAAACGGAGGCGCTGCCCGAGACGCCCAGGCAGGGCGCATTGTTGTTGGCTCGATGATCAGCGCAATTGCCGTCTATGAAGTGTTGAAGGACAATGTTACCGGTGCCGGACCCGATGATCCCCGCGAGCGGGCCATGTGGATCGCAGCCGGGCATTCCCCGTACAGCATCCGTGGGGGGAACCACTGGATTAGCTTCCGTGGCGGCCCCATCGGAACACTGCTCGGCATCACCGCAGACATTGTCGAGATCGCCAAGCACTCGGATGATAAGACCTTGGGCGAGGCTGCCGGGGCAATGGTCATCGGCGTGGCGAAGGCCATCAAGGATGAAAGCTGGCTGCGTGGCGTGGCGGATCTGATGGGGGCGGTCGATAGCCCCAACCGTAATGCCGAACGCTATATCAGCCAGTTGGCTGCCAACTTCGCCGTGCCGTTCTCTGTCGGCGCCGGACAGATTACGCACTTGATTGATCCGACCATGCGCGATGCCCGGGGCGTTGTCGATACCATCAAGGCGAAGGTTCCTTTCTTGTCGAAGACCCTGCCGTCGAAATACGACATGTGGGGACAGCCGATGGAGTATTCCCGTTTCTCCCACAACAATGGCAAGCCAGACCCGATTGCGACGGAGATGGAGCGGCTTGGCATCACCATGAGCAAGTTGAAGCGCGACATCCGTGGCGTCGAGCTTACAGACCAGCAGTATGGCGATTACCAGCGCCTTGCTGGGCGGCTGACCCGCCAGGTTCTCGAGCAGACGATTAATGCACCTGGCTGGAATACGGTGTCGGATTTTGCCCGCCGCGAGACGCTGTCAAAGATCGTTACCGGCACCCGTCAGCAGGCGCAGGCGGCAATCATCGCCCAAAGCCGCGGCGGAAGTAACGACATCCTCGCCCAGGCGATGAAGAACAAGCGAGAAGCGGTCGGTCAGTAGCATCGGCGCTAGGATTTGTGCGTATTTTGCTGTAACTTCCACAACATGCAGCGTCGGATGACGCCGCGTCTCGGAGATAGAGAAGATGACGATTGCAACGTCTTCCTCGTCGGTGTCATACCAGGGCAATGGGGCGACTACCGTCTTCCCCTATGCCTTCCGCATCGACAGCGCCACCTATGCCGTCGTCACCATCACCGACACAACGGTCACGCCGAACACTGTCGCAACTCTGACCAGCGGGCAGTATTCTATCTCTGGCATCGGTGTCTCTGGCGGCGGCAACGTCACCCTGCTGACTGATCCAGCGACCGGCGCCATCCTGGCCGCTGGCAAGTATCTGACCATCCGGCGCGTGGTGCCGTATCAGCAGAACACCAGCATCGTTAATCAGGGCGGCTTCTATCCTTCCGTTATCGAAGGTGCGCTGGACTATCAGGTCGAGGTGTCGCAGCAGTTGGCCGAACAGATCAGCCGGGCGATTACAGTCCCGGTCGGATCTGGCATCGACCCGGCGACATACCTGACCACCGTGCAGACGGCGGCGACCACCGCGACAACCCAGGCCGGTATCGCCACCACTCAGGCAGGCAACGCGGCTACGTCCGCTGCCGCCGCCACCACCAACGGTGCGGCCCAGGTCACTCTCGCTGCCGCACAGGTGACGCTTGCCACAACGCAGGCGACCAATGCCGCGAACAGCGCCTCCGCTGCCGCTGCGAGTGCTGCCGCTCTCCCCAACGCCGCCGCCATCGGCAACGGCAAAGTTCCGCTGTCCAACGGCACCACCTGGACCGGGACGACTGTCGGCGTGGGCGACATGCTCAAGTCGGACAACCTTTCGGGCTTGGCGAACTACACCACGGCTCGTAGCAACCTTGGCCTCGGCACGGTCGCAACCCTCGCGCTTGACACCGACACCACGCTTGCCGCCAACAGCGACAGTAATGTGGCGACACAGAAGGCGGTGAAGGCTTTCATTGATACCAGGATCAAGCGGACGCGAGTCACTTGGACATCAGATACCGCGCTGTCGTCTTGCTCCTCTGGCGGAACCCGAGTTACTGCCGCGCAGACGTTGATAATCCCTACGAATGGAATAATCCGAATCGAGGCACCGCAGATACAGCTGAATTGGACCCAGAGCGCCAATATGTCGGTTGGGATCGGCATTGAGATTAATGGGACGACCTATTGGGGTACGGCAGTTGATAGCGTCGGCACATTCTATGCGCCCAGTCGCGTAAGTGGATCAGCATCGAACCTCGTCATCAAGGGAATGGTCGTCTCCGATAGGTCTGTTGGCACCGCTGGGAAAGGCTTTATGGGGGTCGTCCTAGACATCGGTGCTATCGGCTGTGCCACCGGCTCACAGGCTGCCTGCTATGTTCGTATGGGGCACACGGCGGACGCCCTTTACACTGATGTCGTAACCGTCAAAGGCGTAACTACAGCGGCAGTGTTTCAGATTTCCGTTGAGGGGGATTAAAATGGCGGACCTTACGGATGTTATCCGAGACCTGACAAGCATCGACGGATTTAGCCTGGACTCCTCCGGGAATATCGTTGACTGGCCCCTCGGAAGCGCACAGCCAAGCCAATCGCAGATAGATGCTCACATTCCCGTCTGGGAAGAGAAGCGTTCCAAGATGCTGGCGAGGCAGAAGACCCTCCTGAAGATCGCCGCCCTAGAGGATTCCATCACCGACCGTCGCTGGCGTGAGGCTGGCCCGGATGATGCAGGCGGAACTTCCGAGGGCCGCGCTTGGCTCAAGGATATATCGGACCAGATCGCCACCTTTCGGAGTGCGCTGTAATGGGACTGTTCATGCTCGGTTTCGCCTCCGCCATCGGCCTCGCCATTGCCATAGGAATCATCTGGCTCATTCGGAGCGGCGTCAATGTCGGCTAGCCTCGCAATCGCCATGTGGGCTGTCATGGGTGGCCTATGGCGGCGTATGGATGGCGGATGGCTCGGCCTGCCCAAGTCCATCTGTATCGCCCTCGGCGGCGTCATGGCATCTCCTCCGATCTATCTCGCCTTCCTATCCGTGTTCGGCTGGTGGCCTGAAGCGGCGGCGATGACGATCATGATCGTGATCTTAATCATGCTGTTCTTCATCGCGTCTCTGCATCCGGGTCCGTCGTTCACGAACATGGAAGTGTTCAAGAAATACGCCATCTTCGGGTTGGGCTATTGGCTGGCTCGTCTCTGGTGGCCTGATAGCTGGCGCGTCGGGGGCTTCATCGACGGCCCCTATGCCATCGGAGAAATCTTCCTTGGGGCTTCGACGTATGCGGCCCTAATGGCCGCTTGCTTGGCGGTGATGTGATGTCTCGAACTACTGGAAAGAATGGCGAGTGGTCTCCAACCGTTCCGCCGCCCGAACGCAAGGCAATCGGCAGATGTTCCACTGACGTTGACATTGGGGAGCGGGTGGCCGCCATGGAGGAAAGATTGAAGGGCGCAGAGGACGGCATTAACCGGGTTGAGTCTGGATTAACCCGCGTTCATTCTCGCGTCGATGATGTGATGCGAATGCTCGAAAGCATCGGCACCGGCATAAAGGCCAGCGTCGATACCTGCATCCAAGAGCATGAGCGCGACGAGGCCATCATTCTCGACGCCCGGTTCGGCTCGATGGATAGCCGGTTTGGCGCTCTGGAAAGCAAAATGGATTACATCGCAGAGCAGGGTAAGGCTCGCGGCGACGAGGCTAACAAACACTTGGAAGACCTTCGGCGCATGGGCCTGTCGGTCATACTGACGATGGGCGGCTTAGTCGCCGGTATCGGCGGCTGGTTGATCTCGTTCCTGATCGACAAGGGGCCGCACATTCTGCTGCTAATCGAGAAACTGGATCAGGTGAAATAATGGTAAGCCTTGCCTGCATTGAACTTGTGAAGAAATTCGAGGGCTGCCGTCTTGAGTCCTACCGCTGTCCCGCGAACGTCCCAACGGTGGGATGGGGCCATACCGGGCGCGAGGTCCATGACGGGCTAGAGATAAGCCAGGCGCAGGCTGATGCCTGGCTGATGGAAGACTTGCTTGAGGCGGAAAAGGACGTGCGCTTTCTGGTGGGTAAGCACCCCGTGTCCGAAAACCAAATGTCCGCGCTCACGAGCTTTCAATTCAATACCGGCAAGCTGGCGGGAAGCACGCTTCTCCGCAAGGTCTGCGAGGGGGACTTCGACGGCGCGTCAAATGAGTTTAGCCGGTGGGTCCACGCTTCCGGAAAGGTTCTTCCCGGTCTAGTCCGTCGCCGCGCTGCCGAGGCGGAATTGTTTGAGTCGGAGGATGTGTGATGGCGCTCGACCCGATCACTGGAGCCATGGAGCTTGTCGGCACCATCGGAGGGTGGGTGAACGACAGCTTTAAGGCCAAGCGAGAATTGGCTGCCGCCGAAGCCGAGAACAAGGCGCGTCTGCTGCGTGATGCCCAGACCAATAACGCCGCATGGGAAATGGCGAACCTGACGGATAAGGATCAGGGGCTACGCCGCGCCTGCTTTGCCATCTTCATCTTCCCGTTCTTCTGGAGCATCTTTGACCCGGCTGGCGTCACCAATTATTTTCAGGTGGTGCTGACGGCCATGCCGGAATGGTACGTCCAGATCGTAATTGCGATGGTCGGCGGTATCTGGGGCATCTCCGCGCTGAAGAATGTGGTGCCGAGCATCCTCGGTCAGACGATCAACATCTTGAAGAAATAGCACCGGGCAAACCTTGAACATTGCTAGACTGCCCTAGACTTCCCTAGATAGATAAGGCCGGAACCTTTCGATCCCGGCCCTCCGCCATACGCTCGTCGTGCTTGTCCCCCGTTGAGTCGGTCAAGACCGGGGCGCGTTCTCCGCGGTCACTGGCTGGCCTTGAACGGGCTGGCGGCGAGGGCGTTACGCATTGCCATCTCGAATCGGTCTTCCGCTAGGCCAGCGGGTTCGTTTGGCGAGAACCCCAAGCAATAGCGGAAGTGCCGACGCATCTCCTCCGTCGCCTCCACCGGCACCACGGCGCAGCCAGCGGCTTCCAGGGCGGTGAGGTAAAATTCTGCCGGGGTCACATATTGCGTCCATCCGGGGGAGCCTTCATGTTCTCCAATGGCTGTCGCCATCACCTCCACCAGTTCATCGCGTGTCTTTGGCGTCATCACTCCGTCCCCTTCTTTTGGTGCCTGTCGCAAATATCGGTGCTGTGTAAGAACGTGTGTTCTTCGCTGTAGTCAGGGTTCCTTACGTCGTAGTCTTCTCCGATCCATGCAGGGGGCGCGGGGTATTTCAGGCACTCGCCTTCACCCTCGTAGTCCCATGACCAGTTCTCACACGTTCCGCAAGAACGAGACTTACGTATGCCCGGCGGGTGGATAGCTCGCTTCCCCATCACTCCCCCTCCTTCTTAATCCGCTACGCGGCGGTAAATTCCACGACTGCGCAGCAGCATGACGCAGTAGAAGTCTGCCAGCGCGTTGAATGCCGGGCACACGTTCGCAAGTTCTTGACCGGTCATCACCCTTCCTCCAGCATCAGCGCCGCTAGATACCGGAGTCCCTTGGGTGTTATCGTCGGGAGTTTGAATGGGTCTTCTTTGCACCGGGCCAATCCGTGCTCGATGATGATGGCCCTGGAGGTGCCCCCGGTGTGGTAGCCCTTAGCGGTCGCCATGATCGCCTCGTTCACCACTTCGCGCTTGGGCATTGACCCAAAATTGGCGTAGGCATGAACGCGCTCGATCTCCTCGTCGGGTATGATTTCTGCTGGGCGCATCACCCTTCCTCCATCGCAATCTTCGCAGCGAGTATCGCAAGCAGCCGGGCGCGTTCCTCGGTGGGGGTTTTCCCGATACTGATCATCGACTGGGCTTTGTTGGTGGGGCTCCAAATAAACGCGTATATCCCATCGGTGAAGATGTCCACGATCATGGACCACCCCGGCAGAAACCGCTTCCGCAGCGCCTCCACGGCGTCGAGGGAGGCCGTCACATTCCGCTGCCACCCAATCGGGTCAGCACCGGCTTTGACAGGCACCCGGTAAATCTCGTCATCTAGGTCAGTGTCCGGCCCCTCGGCAGCGGCCACGCGGTCGTACAGTTCGCGGAGGATGGTGGGGTTAGTCATTTCGTCACCTCGACGCAGGACGCTGAGAACGCGGCCTTGATCATGTTCTGGGAGAGTGCCTGAAACCCAGAAATGACGACAGGCGCCGCCGCTTGGCACGTCTCCAGAGAACTAAACTCAACGACAGACGGGCCACCGTTAAATCCGCCGATCCAAATCAGCATGAGCGCGATTTTCAT